TCTCGATCACTGAAGAAGCGATCGAAGATAACTTGTATGACAGACTTGCGTCTAGATATACAAAAGCATTAGCTAGATCTATGGCTAACGCTAAACAAGTTAAAGGAGCGAACGTTCTCAACAGAGGATTTAATAGTTCGTATACTGGCGGCGATGGTAAGGAGCTTTTTGCTACTGACCACACAATCGTTGCAGGGACTTTCAAAAACGAGCTTTCAACAGCTGCGGATTTGAACGAAACTTCATTAGAACAAGCACTGGTAGATATCGGTGTAATGAAGGACGAAAGAGGTCTTAAAATTGCAGCAAAAGGAACTAAAATGATAATTCCTAATGACTTGCAATTTACTGCGGAAAGATTGTTAAAATCCAAAGGTAGAACAGGAACAGCTGATAATGATATCAATGCAGTTGTGTCTATGGGAATGATTCCACAAGGTTATGTGGTTAATCATTACTTAACTGACTCAGATGCTTGGTTCATTAAAACAGATGTACCAAATGGACTAAAACACTTCGTAAGAGCACCTATCAAAACTAATATGGAAGGTGACTTCGAAACTGGTAACGTTAGATACAAAGCTAGAGAAAGATACAGCTTCGGCTGGTCTGACCCTAGAGGTATCTTCGGTTCACCGGGTGCGTAATAGCAACTAAAACAAATTAATGAGGCGGAACACAATTCCGCCTCATTTCAACTATAAAGTTAGAAATTAGACTTATGAAAAACTTCCGAATACAAATCCGTTATTGTGGCTATTATGCTGACTTCATAATTAAATCTGAAGATACGGCTATAGCTCTTGAAAAATCTATCCTTGACAAACTAGGAAAAAATGAGGTAAAGTTCGAGAAAGATGGATTTACTAGTAAGACTGGTAAATGGATAACCTATGAGGAGGTTAGTAATGACCGAAGACCTATACACTACGAAACGGTCCTTGGAACTCGAGTGGCAACAGGAGCACCTGAAGTCAGGGAAGCATAATATTCGAATGATTGAAATTAATAGAAAAATTCAGGATATTATTAAAGAGATCGTTGCCAAAGAGTTTGAAGCAGATACTCTTCAAACTAAAATAGACGAAGTTAGGACCGAAGTTTCGATAGCCACTTAAGCGCTATCAAAAATCACACAAATCCACAGGGATACCTTGCACTTTTTTTAAAAAAGAGCTATAAAAAAAATACTATATAAATTAATTAGAATGTAGGCGCGTATAGTCGACGGCCTAGAGACTACGTTCAGAAACTAGGAGGATTAATATGGCAAACACAACGTTTAAGGGAACGGTAAGAGCAGAATCTGGTCTTAAAGTTTCCGCACAAACAGCTGCTACTGGTGCATATAGTGATAAGTTCACTGTTAACTCATCAGGACAGCCAATAACCGTAAATGGAGCACACTGGAAATATACAGCTGCATCAGGTTACGGACCTACTGATTTAATGATCGGTAAAGCTAGTAGTTCTGCAGCAACTGTAGATCCATTCGCTGAAAGTTCATCTAAATTATTTCCATTAGGAAGTGAATTAATTTACAATGACAGAAAATTCAGATATGGACTTAATGGTGGCTCAGCGATTACTGCTGGAAAACTCGTACAACACGTAACAGAAGTCGCTAACCATACTAACTGCGCTGCTACTGCAACAACTGCAGCTGGTGAAACAGCAATATCTATTGAAACAGCTGGAGACACAGATCTTACAGCTAATCAATATGCTGAAGGTTATCTATTTGTTAATGATGTGGATGGTGAAGGACAATGTTTAAAAGTTAAGTCTAACCCAGCTCACGATCACTCGGATGATCCAAGTGTTATTATTACTTGTTACGATGATTTAGCAACAGCGTTAACAACTAGTTCTCAATTAACTTTAATGCCTAACCCATACTCAGCAGTTGTTGTAGCTCCGACTACACATACAGGTGCTTGCGTGGGTGCAACAACAATTGACATGACTGCTAGTTATTATGGTTGGTTCCAAACTCATGGACCAGCTGCACTGTTAACTGACGGTACTCTTACTCTAGTAACACCAGCAGTTCGTTCAAACGGAACTGCAGGAGCAGTTGAAGTACTAGACTCTGGCGCAGATGCTGAATGTCAAATAATTGGACAAGTTATGTGTGTTAGTGCAACTACAGAGTATTCATTAATTTGGATGAATCTGTAATAAAATAAATAACGACTTAAATTAGAGCGGGAGCTTCGGCTCCCTCTCTCTAACAGGAGGAAAAATGGCAGACGCAGTAACAAGTCAAACATTATCAGATGGTGATACAACCGCGGTAATGAAATTTACAAACATTTCTGATGGTTCAGGTGAAGCATCAGTAGTAAAAGTTGATGTTTCAGCTTTAACAGCAAATTCTAGTACAGCTGCAGAATGTTCAAGAGTTCATATTACACAAGTATGGTATGCAATTTCAGGCATGAGAATTGATCTAGAATGGGCTGCTACAACTAATGTTAAAGCATTAATTTTAGGTGCTGGAGTAGCTTTAGAACCTACTAATGGACATTTTGATTTTAGATCTTTTGGTGGAATTAAAAATAATGCAGGCAGTGGCATTGATGGAGACGTGGCTTTAACAACTTTACATCATACATCAAATGATGCGTATACGATTGTACTAGAGTTAAAGAAAACATACTAGGAGGTAGCGCATGGCTAATACTACTTCCGGAACAGTAACGTTCGACAAGACATTTGCTGTAGACGAAATAATTGAAGAAGCCTACGAGCGAATTGGCTTACAATCTGTTTCGGGATATCAATTAAAAACAGCTCGACGTTCTTTAAATATATTATTTCAAGAATGGGGCAATAGAGGTTTGCACTATTGGGAAGTGGGCGATACCAATATTGATTTAATCGAAGGTCAAGCAGAATATACTTTCTACAGAGCAACAGGTGACGGAACTTCTTCTGTGACTGTTGGTGGAACAACAGGAACTTCAACGTATGGTATTGCCGACGTTTTAGAAGCTACACTTAGAACTGATAGAACTGCCACAGATCAAGCTGATTCTACACTTACAAAAACAGATCGATCAACCTATTCAGGTTTAGCTAATAAATTATCTAAAGGAACTCCTTCTAGATATTTTGTTCAAAGACTTATTGATAAAACTACTATAACTGTTTATCCAACACCCGATTCCTCTAATGCATCAAAAGATGTTCATATTTTCTTTGTAAAAAGAGTTCAAGATGCTGATGCAACTTATACCGATGCAACAGATGTGCCTTATAGATTTATTCCTTGTATGGCGTCAGGACTATCATTTTATTTAGCACAAAAATACGCACCTCAAAGAGTACAAGAATTAAAATTATTATATGAAGATGAATTAAAAAGGGCTTTGGCAGAAGATGGATCTTCTACAAGCACTTATATAACTCCGGAGTCTTATTACCCGAGTGGATAATTATGGTTGTAAAATATATAGTAACACAGGCACTTAAAGCAGGAGTAAAAAAAGCTGGAAGAAAAACGCTTACAACTACAACTAAATATAAAGGTGATCTTCGTATTAGTGAAATTAATAAAAAATTAAAAAACACACCTCGTCACCATCAACAAGATGTCGCCGAAGATCATGCTCAGGAAGTGTTTGATATTTATGAAGGTAAATGGAAGGGTAAAAAATAATGGCAAGAAAACAAATATCAGAAGCTTTATTCAAAAAAATTGTTGAAGGACTCGAAAAACTTGGAATCAGTTTGTCCGAGGTCCTTGGTACACGAACCGGGGTCAAAAAAATCGGAAAAAGTTTAACAACAGGTTCTATTTCCAGAGCTGGAGTTGAACTGGAAGTCCAGAGAAGTGGCGTCGAGAAAATTCTTAAACTTTTCAGGGAAGATGCACGATATCTCCATGAAATGAATGAACTCGAAGGAACGAAATTTTTAGACAATCTTAACACGGCGAATGAAGTTATAAATCCGGCTCCATTGCCTGAAGCGGGAATTTTTTCCCTGAAGGAAGGCAAAAAATTAACGGTGGATGAGTTTGCAGCGAAGAAAGCCGCTGACCAAGGGAAGCTTGACTCTGCTACTCTTAAAGCGGCCATGGAAACTTCAAAGGTAGATCGAGATTTAGCTAAAAAATTAAATTTAGAAGACTTTATAAACA